AGCTGCTTTTATTGCGTTAGTTGTTATAATGTTATTTAAAATAAAGTTAACTGGTGTTAAAGTTCCAATTTTAACATATCCTGATTGTGAATTATGTAAATGTAGTCCGGATTCAAACACTAGTGAAAATATTGGTGAAGGCACTGGTGCACCATCAACAAATACTCAAGGAAATAAACGTATACCATGTGAAACTATTAAATCAAATACTGAGATTACATCGGTATCATTAATTCCCGGAATTTTACAATTATTCACTCAAGGTGTGTTCCAAATACCAACCGTTAGTCCAACAAACCCAAATGGTTTTTCATCCCAAAGAGCACAGATTTACATAAGAAATTTAACCGGTCTTGTTTATGATGAACAGTACGCTTCTAATAATATTGGTGCACCAACTTTTGTTTATGATGACGACCCCGGTTATCAAGATGGTAATACGTCACCCGATAGGTGGATTTACACAACAAGTTTACCTATGGCTGATAGGATTAATTTGTTTAATGTTAAAGCTAAATATTTTAATGGTACATCAACAACACCTGTGTCAAATAATAGTAATCCTGGTGGTGGAGTTAATATTATTGAAGTTAATTTTCAACCAACACAAACGGCAATTTATCATTACGACAACACGATGGTGATTATTTGTGATAAAGATAGTCTTCAAAAATTAAGTGCTGGTCAATTAATCTCTTTTCAAAATCCAACAATTAGTAGAGACATAAATACAACAGGTGGGATTACAAACGTATATGGTAACAATGCCGTTACAGGTGTGACATCAACGGGTGCTACAAACATTACCATTCAGTATGCTAATCCTGATGGTGTTTCGGGTAATATAACAAAAACTTACCCATCTGTTAATATTACAGCTGACACAACAAATAATTATCATAAGTTCCCAACAGATGTTGAATACTTTCAAGTTATAACCGGAATGACATATAGTCAGTTTAGTGGTCAATGTAATAGTGACATATTTGATTCATTGAATGATAGATATATTTCTAACAATATGGTAATGGGACAATCAAGTTACGAGGGTGCTTATAAGAGGTCAAAAAACATAAATTTTACGCCAATAGAATTAATTGAAGATTATAAAAACATTTGTGTTTTAATTTTAAATAGGGGTGTTGACCCATATACACCTAAAGTACCAATTTCATATGGGTTAGGTAGATTGTTTGGTAAGGTTAATTTTAATGATGTTAAAGTGTATGGTAATTACCATATGAATATACCAATACAAGGTAAGTTTAAAAATGTGAGTCATTTAAATTCTGATTTAACTAATAGTAATCTTGGTACAGATGTTTATTCAGGTCAAAAATTATATTTTAATTCATTTTCATATAAACCACAAATATCAACAACATACGGTCCTGTATCAGCGTATACATTAGGTCAATTGGTTGTTAATCCTAATGGAGTAATATCTTCAGGATATTCTTCATTTACATCAAATTTAGTTAGTTATTATTCTAATATGGATAATCGGTCATTAAATTTACAACCACAATGTGGTGGAGACGTGAACAATGTTATTCCAATGGACACTCGTGTTGTTAATATTGACACATCTTACGGTTTAAAAGTTAGTAATCAAAATAAATTTAGTATGATGGTTTATCCTAAAGAATTTCAGTTTTCTTTTTACCCCCCTGATTATGTAAATTTTATTACCCCAAGTAATCCTTATTCGGCTAAAACAGGTAATAATCAAGGGTATTTTCCTAATGAAATTATTGAGGGTGGACCTGTAATGTATACAAATATAATTAATGGAGATGAGGCAAATTATAATCGTGATGACGAAATGACAGGACCTTATTATAAAGTGACCTCGTCACCATATTCAATCACATCCAACTATTACTCATCTATTTATAACACGACCGGAAACACATTAACATTTTCTTCGGGTTCTAATGGAAATCAAATTATTATGAGAGGTGATAGGTTACCAACATCAACAAATGTTGATGAATACTGTTGTAACGGGTTAGTATTACAAAAAAATAGTAAATTTGAAATGTATGCAATACCTGAAGACGGTGTGTTGAATGTTAGTAGTAGTGAGAGTTCAACGGGTAGCGCTAGTTCAGGTGATTTACAATATACGATTCAAGATTTATCGGGTTCAACAGGGATTACTAAAGTTTTTGATTCGTTCACTTGTAATGGTTCTGTTAACTTAGAGTGTTATAGTTGTAAAAGTGATGGGCCAAATGGAACTATTTCTGTTTTACAGAATGGTTGTCAAAGATATTTGGGTGAAACGATATTTGAGTATGGTTGTTATAAATTTATAACCACAATATTTTTATCATTGGCTAATGATTGGAAATTAATGTTTGAGTGGATTGCTCGAAATATGGTTATGTTAGGTGCTTGTAGAAATGTTTTCTCGCATAGATTTGTTAATAATTGGGTTAACGGTGTTTTATACGCTTTCCCAATTAAAAATGAGATAGTAGAATACACGAGTCCTTTATCTGACAGACCAAATCAACCTATAGTTGCTTATTGTGAAAAAGCTATTATGTTTCATTCACGAACCAATAATTTATATTATAGAGCTGCAAAATACGATGTTGTTAGTAATGAATTTAAGGTTGTTGATGGTAATATTGGTTTTCCAACAACCATAATGGATTTAGGACCAAGAACGGATTATTTACAAGAATTGGTTATGTCTGACGAGTATGATGGGTATGTGGTTAATAAATTAGAATCATCGTCTTTTGGTACTGTGGATGATATACTTAATCTATTCATTGTTAGTCGTTTTATTGATAGTACATTTTTAAAAACCTTATTGGGTAGTGTTAATATTATAGGGTACTTTTCTAATGGTAGAACAGGAACCAATTTTCAAATAGATGCTGATTACGCTCAATTAATATCAATTAATTCTGAGTTAGGTGTTTCACCATTTTTACCAAGTAACTATCCTGATAGTTTACCGGGTCAACAAAATCCTATATTTTTTGATTGTAACAATGTTTTAGGTATTTTCTTTTCATCTGATACTCAGATAAGGGATTATATAACACCAAAAAGAACTATTATAAATCCAACAGGAACAACACTTGGTCGTTGTACATTTAATAATTTTCCGGTATATTCACAAAAAGTTCCTTTATCACAATGGAAAATTAATGGTGAATATATTTTTGGAAAACAATTTGATGATTGGGAATATGGTGTTTCGGGTAATAATATTTTTTCACACAAATATCAATCATTAGATAGATTGGACGCAGGGTCTAGATATTTTAGAAGTAAGAATCAATCTCAAACAAACTATCAAAAAGGTTATATTTACGCTGTTGATAATGGGTCAATAAATCCACCGTCACCACCACACATAACGGCTGATTCAACATATTGGGATAAAAATACTATAAGCCCCCAATTAGTGACTGTTGGTGCACCGTTTCACTTTTATTTTGGTTTAAGACGTGGAGCTTCGTCGTTTGATAGATTTAGAACAAAATGGATAAACACAAATAATGTTGTAAATTAATATGGATGATATCAGAATTGTCTTAGGGTCACTAAGATACAAAACATCGACAGATACTGATTTGTCAATACCAACACCGTTAGTTCAAAATTCTAAAAATATTCAGGAATTTGATAGAAGTATTGATGTTAATTTAGCTCAAGTATTTGATGATGAAAGACAAAAATCAACAACATTTAGACCAACCTGTAAGTTCCAATTATTATATAATAATTCTTATACGGGAAACACTAATTATGTGCCGTTAGAAAATAATTTATATTATATTAATGAAACACAATCATTATTGGACCAATGTAATTCAAGTCCCGGTGATGTTAAATGGCAAGGTTTTTTACAATATCACGAGTTTGATTTTATTAGAAGTGATTATAATGTCAGTGGATATACACAACCACCAAATAACCACATAAATTTCGTATCAAGAAGTGCTTCAACATATAATTGGAACTTCTTTATGAGTTATCCATATAAAAATATTGATAAATCGTTAAGTTATTATGACCCAACACAAAATCTTTATGTTAATTGGAATGCTATAGACGGAATACCTTTTAGGGTGAACTCAGATAACGTCACAATGAATGGTAATGGTATGATACAATTCATATGTCCGGTTAAACATGGGTTATCGGTTGGTGAGTTTGTTAATATTAAAATACCGTCAAATAATTTAAATCAAACTTATCAAGTTTTTGGTTTGGGTAGTAGTATGACGGGGACAGAAGAATATATATTTAATATTTTTAACATTGGGTATCCAACAACAACATTCCCAAATAAAAATAGTGGAACTTTTAAACGGATTATAAATAATGAAAATTCGGGTGATACAACATCAAAGTATTATGTGTTACAACATAAAATATTAACAAATGTTAATGATTATGTACTTGTTAATGCTGGTTTTGAACAAAATATTTTCGGGTCAAAAAAGAAGTTTGAAAGTCCTGTTTATACACCAAATAATGTAAAAAGAGTTTCATTTAAAGAAGGTGCTCAATCATATACACTTTCTTTCAATAAAGACATAGATGTTAGTCCATTACGGGATAATCAAAAAAGACCTATAAGTGATTTGTTTGTTACAACAATATGGAAGGGTTATTTTGGGTTAACGTTTGGGTTACCAAATTTAAGTGGTAATTATGTTGGTTTAAAAGAAGGTTATGATTTTAATTTGTCGTTAACTAATTTTGGTAAACCAATAAATTGGTGGGAAGTCGGAAATTCAAATTCAACCTTTGTTGGTGATAATAATCAACCATATCCATTGGGTACTTATCAAACACTACCAAGTAGTGGGTTAGGACCCAATGGTCAACCAATTACATTTACCTACATGGAATCATTAAAAGAAGGTGATGTCCTTGATGGTGGTTTTTATGAGTGGAACGATTATGAACAAAAGGAAAGATTAATAAGTGATATAAACCATAAATTCACATTTAACCCATTTGTGTTTAATATCTCGGAGACAGATGACAACGCTAATCAAATGGGGTATTACTACAAACCACATAGTAAAATGAAAATAAGGGGTTTTTCTGATTATGTAGAAACCGGAAGTATTAAAAATATTGCTGATGTACCGGACTATGCTTATTTTTCTACAACATACAACTCATTTATTTGGAGAGACATTTATACGTATGGATTTAAAGATAGTAATAAAAATGGTGTTGATTACCCATTTTTAAATGGTAAACATTATCCATATGAGAATTTTGTTTTTAGAATAATACCGGAAGGGACTAATTATATAGAGAGTAATTTAAATAACTACGCAACTCTTTACGGAGCGGCACAACCAACAACAGATAATTGTGAATAATAACAAATATACATTTACATTACCAAAGGGTAATGACAAATATATTAACATACCAATTGAAATTAAATGGGATTTCATTGGTCAGGACGACGCTATTGAAGAATATCAACAACAGGTTGTTGAAGAAATTATTGGTTTCCCGGGTGATTTTGAAGTGTCAAGATTTGCTCACGCATCCTACGATAATGAAACTAAGACGGACATTAAATATGACTTCCATTTTTTTGCTGATAATAATGGAAATGTTCCGAACAATCCATCATCGTTAGTTTTATCATCAACTATAAATAATTGGTTAACAAGTTATGTTCCGGAGGGATTTTTAACAACAGAAATATATTATTTTGTAAAACCATTCACAAAATCATTTTTCAAATTGGATTTTTATGATACTACTGACACTATTAGTCAAACAAATCATTTTACAATAATAATTCCGGTTCAACAAGGTATCACAGTTAGTGGTACTGTGTCGTCACTACTACCTCAGGTTCAAATTAAGACACCGTCATTTAAACTTGATTACGTTGGTGATAAAGAGGGGTTTTTCTATTATTGGTTAAGAGATAAAGAGTTTTACAATGGTTTAAATACTTTTTATATGACCGCTAAATTTTTTGATGCTCGTTTAGGGATTTTTGTTAAAATGACAAATACACCACAAGCTATTATAACAGATAAGTTTACATTTAATCCATCTGATTATTTTTACTATAAAGTGGTTTTGGATTATCCAACAAACACATATAAAGTTTATGATAATAATAGTAATAGTGGAACATATAATAGTAGAGTAGGGACATCAAGTTCCATAAAATGGTATGAATATATTAACCCATAATGACAGAGAGAGATTATAGAATTATAATATCACCCGAAGTAATTAATGGTGATATATCAAAGGTTAATTTTTACGCTGGTAGTATTACCGGAACAGGGTATGTTACAGAGTGTTGTGTTCTTACACCCAAACCATATGAGATAAAGATAACGGGTTCAACCTATGTATATTCATCAATGACGAACATATTATCAGGTGGAACATACAATTCTGGTACAACCCAACACAATTCATTATTGACGGGTTTAACGATACCAATACTATTAACTGAGACAGTTAATGATATTGGGTATTATTCTATTTTTGATGGGATGGTATTACAACAGGATGTAATGTTAAATTTTATTTTCACGGGTAATAGTAATATATGTTCATTTTATAATACTTCAGACACTGAATTTAAAAAATATTTGGAATTTACAAATTATTATGTTGATTGGGGTGATGGACAATTCCAAACCTTAAATCCAACATTGTCAGTATTTACACATTCTTATCCGATGTCGGGGGAATATATAATAACGTTAACCGGGGTTAGTCCTTGGGGAACCAATAAAATACGTAAAACCGTTCACGTACCATTTACGGGGACAACAATAACAAACCCTAAAGGTACAGCTTATTTTACACCCGCTGGTGGAAATTGGTCTGCAACATCATTTTCTTATGATTATATCTTTAGTGGTGACTCAAACTGTGGGGCAACAACCAATGATATAAGATTATTTTATACGGGTAATACAATACCATTTTTGATAACGGGTTATACTCAATCAACATTAAGGGATTTAAGACAATATGGGACAATACCATATAAACCCGGTGTCCCGGTTACTGGAAATACCGGAGCTGTTGGTGTATATAGTGGTGTTAGTAAAGATGGGTTATACACAGCTTATACAATTAATGATATTGATTACTATGATTATAGTGACGGAACAACATTATTTGTTGTGTTTTCTTCGGGATTAACGTACGATACTGTTGTTTGTCTACCAATTGTAAAAAATGAATTATTGTTAGGTATAATTGATGAGGCAGAAGTACAATCCAACATATTCATAGAACGTGGTAAGAATTCGGCACTTGAACGTATTGAAAGATTAGGTGAGGTGGATAACATTGGGGACCTTGAAAAGTATGGCTATAAATTCTTCAACCTAATTAACACAATTTAATTTTTTTATTTTGATATTTATAGTTGTGGGGTTTGTGAAAAAAAATAAAATAATTAATACAATATAATATGGCTACAGGTACATATGGTACAATAAGACCGGCTGACGTAAGTCCGGAAGATGTGGAAATAATTTTAAACTATACACCAACAAGAGATGAGACAGATAATTTTGTTTTAACAAAGTTGGATTCATTATCAATTTTAAAACCATATTATACAAATGATAGTATTGGTGGAAATTCAGGTATTGAAATATTGGGTGGTTTATATAACTTAAAATTACCAGCAGAACAGTTTAATAAAATTGGTATTTATACTATTTTTGTTAGACCAGCACAAATTAGAACGACTATATTGGATTGTGGTGTGTTATCAGCACTACCAAATGTCAAAGGGTTAATATTTGATTTAAATTCTGTTCCGGCTAATTATAGAAATAAATTTGTTAATCAGGGGTTGGTTGGTTTTAGAATTGAGTATTTAAATTCGGACGGTACTAAAATACCCAATTTTTTTAGAATTATTACTTCATCGTTTTTTTGTGAACCGGTAGTACAAAATCTAACAAATTCGTCTCAAAAAGCTATCAGATATAGATACACTGACAACAATACTAATTTATTGTTTTGTACTGTATCACCGTCATCATCACCAACAAACAAACCAAATGCTACACCGTACATTGGTCAACCAAATCAAGATGTTATTATAACAAATACGTTTTTTAATCCAATAACTTTAGATATTGAAATAACTGAACACGACATTTCAACATTAGCTATCGCGTTATATGGTAATCAAACTAAATCTATGGATGATGGTATCTACACATACTACGATAACAGTAATAATATTTACAAACAATACAACCTATATGAAATTAGAGACCAATTTAATGAATTATTATATGAGGTTAGACAAGATAGGGGTAATAATATAGATTTTAGTAAAAACTTTACAAACATAACACAATAATGGCTACAGAAAAATTTACTTGTCCTCCACAGTCGGCATCCGGTGCCGGTACATTCTCCGATAATTTAGTTGGGTTCCAATTAGTTGCTGGTGGTGGTATGACACAAGGTAATTTTGAATTTACGTCAGGTATTACTGAAAAATCAAATAGAACCTTTACGACCGGAGCTTTTTCAAACCCAATTAATTTAGATAGTTTGGGTGTAAACTCTATTATACAATCCAAAGCTATTTTTGAAAACAACTTTAAAGTTTATCCTAATTTTGATGTTAGTCAGGTAACTAATTTTACGTCATACGGGTCAATGGTTAAACGTATTTCAACATCGGTTGAAACAATCATCAATATGTTTCCGGCAGCTTTAGAGGTAACCTTTATGGATGAGAACTACTTGACGGGTACTACAGCTACAAATATATTGTATGACCCCATATTAAATGAGACTAGTTTTGATTTAAACGTATCAAGAATTCGTAACCCATTTGATATTGATTTTACTGTAAATGCAACAAGAAATTTGGAATTACGTGAAATACCTGTTTCTTTATTGAGAAATATGACAACACAGTTTACGAAATACTCGTTATATTTTAGTGGTGGTGGTTATGATGTTGTGTATATTGAACCAACAACGTCATTAAGTACGGGTACTCTTAAAATAGTTTTAAATGGTAATGTTTTCCCGGGTGTTACGGAAATTTATGATGATTTAGTTATTAGACCAAATGATTATGAGGTTAATAAAGTGTTTAACATTGATTTTGATGAAGTACAAAGATTTTTATTAAATAGAAACGTTGTCCCTGTTTATACGGCAACATTTCAAGTACCGAAAGAAAGTGATGACGGTAGTTTTTACATTGAAAATAAAAAAATAACATGGCCATTATATGGTAAGTGGAATTTAGACATTTTAACAAATTCATTCACGTCATATTTAACCACATTAAATGATGTTAGTGTTAATTTTGATAGTTATCAAACTAATCTTGTCTCAAGATTTTTGACAACAGATTCACTTAAAGAGTTTGATACTTCAGACCAAAAGGTTGAAAAAATATTACAAATTTATGGTAGAAGTTTTGATGAAACTAAAAAATTCATTAATGGTTTAGCGTACATGAATTCTGTTAATTATAACAGTGGTAACGACATTCCGTCACAATTATTAAAAAATCTATCACAAACATTGGGTTGGTCAACAAATATGTCACCAATAAGTAACGATGATTTTTTAGGGTCGGTGTTTGGTCAAAAAAATGTTGATAAATCTTCTTTCACAGGTGTTGGTCAAGCACAAACACCGGATGAGTTAAATTATCAATATTATAAAAATCTCATACTTAACTCAGCTTATTTATTTAAATCTAAAGGTACTAGAAAATCTATTGAAACATTAATGAGTTTGATTGGTGCACCTGATGCTTTAGTTGATTTTAATGAATATGTTTATTTAGCTGACCAAAGAATTAATATGTCAGATTTTGACACACAATACGCTAACATATCGGGTGGGACATATTCAAAAAAAATACCAACATTAGAAAATGGTAACGTATTCCGATTCCAAGGTAACGATTATACGGGATTTACTACAACGACAGAGTTAGAAAGTGTTACATTGACATCTAACGATTACCCGGTTGATAGTGAAGGTTACCCATTATCACCGGTTAATTCTGATACATATTTTTATCAAATGGGTGCGGGTTGGTTTGAATCAACACCAAAACACAGGTCACCGGAAAAAGTTGATTTGACAAATAGTGTGTTTACTGGTTCAAACCCAAATTATCAAACAAAATTAATACCATTTACATATGGTCAGCAATATTTAAATGTTTATAAAAAATTTCCATTTACTGATTTAGGTTTTAATCTTAGACAGGCTGTTGACAACAATAAAAGTTGGGTTGATGATGAGGTTGGAAAGAGAAGTAATTTAGACGGTCAATATAATGCTTTATACTATACAGATAGTGAAAATCTTGTTATTAATGTTAAGAATTTGGATTTATATTTAAATCCCGCACAGGGATTGTTATATGATGTTTGGTATATGTCTAGACAATATAATTATCCAATCCCAAATGAGGGTTTAAATTATACACAACCAACTTATTGTGACCCTAACCCGACAACTATATATCCAAATAAGGGTGGTGTTGATAATACGGTTATAAAACCTGAACCAAATAGTAAAACATTTTTTGAGTTCGCTCAGACATTTTGGAAAAACACTATAAATGTAAGAAATAGACAATTTGCTAGTGACGGAGGAACAAGTGGTTATCCAACACTACAATCAATATATTGGAGGTATCTTGAATCAGAAAAAGACACGGGTATACAAAACGATAACTTTACATATAAGACAATGATTGAGTATGTAAATGGTATGGGTGATTATTGGATTAGATTGGTAGAACAAATGATGCCGGCAAGTACTATTTGGAATACAGGTGTTAAATTAGAAAACTCAATATTTCATAGACAAAAATTTGTTTGGAGAAGACAACGTGGTTGTGGTATTGTTCCGGTAATTTGTAAACCTTGTAAATTTACGGGTAGTATTTACTTGTCTGATTGTACGGCTCAATCAACAATATGTCCTAAATATCCGAATGGTGTTGATGAACTTGGGTTTAATCTTGTTTTGACCGATGTCATTGAAAATTGGGTTATAAATGAAATTGGTTTTGATTTAAACAATAGTGGTTGTGATACGACTACAATAAATAGTGATTGGTTCGTTGATTTAAATATTAACGGAACTATACTTCAGTATCCATTTTTTGTTGGTGTTGGTTATAATAGTATTGATTGTGGAACAATATTTAGTAGTGGTCCTTGTCTTAGTGATTGGGATACAGCTTTAGATAATTGTTTACAACAAATAATCACATTAGGTTATGACTATCGTTATGAAACAATAAATAATACACCGATTAGTGGTGATGATACCAATGCTGTTTTAGTTAGAATATGGAATACAAATTGTTCCACAACACCGTTGGTTGAAACTTTATCTATAAGCGTCGGAATAAACTTTAATATAACTTGTACACAATAATCAATGAGTTGTTTTTTATCATATAATTCTAGTATAACGGGTGATTGTAGTAATGTAAACTTAGGTGCGTTTACTATTAACATATTTGGTGAAGCACCAAATTATACAATTCAGAGGTTATCACCAACCACCGGAACAACCGTTTTAGGTGCGGGTGTAACCGCATACACACAAACAAATTTATCTGCCGGGACTTACTCTTTTAATATAATAGATAGTTGTGTTTCGGGTAATACAGTCCTACCTGTAAACATTTATATATCAAGTGGTACGTGTGTCTCAATAACAAATATAACCAATACTGTTTGTAACGGTAATAATGGTTCATTAACAGCTACAACTAGTAACTTTTACGGGAGTTCCATCTTTTCATTATATAACACCGGAACCGGTTTAATTTCAACGGTTTATCCGACAAGTAATACTTATGTTTTTAATGGTTTATCTCTTGGGACATATTATGTAATAGCTAACGATGGTGGAGGTTGTACCGGAAAATCCGAAAGTGTTATTATTAAAAATTCGTCTAACTTAAACTTTGGTTTATATAGTGTTAGTAACGCTGGATGTTCTGTTAATTCAGGTAAAATAACAGTTACCGGTTTGACGGGTACACCACCATACACTTATTTATGGTCAAATGGTAGTACAACCGATACAGCTACAGGATTAACTCAAGGTACATATAGTGTAACGGTTTCTGATTATGGTGGTTGTTCTAAGAGTAGTTCTGAAGTAATTTATGATGTACCAACAGTTGGTTTAGGTGTTATTTACCTAACACAACCAAGTTGTTTTACATCAGATGGTGAAGTTCAGATTATTATTACCGGAGGTACGGCACCATTTTATTACTTAGGTTCTAATGGTGTTACTAATATTAGTTTTGATAGAACAATGACGTTTACCAATTTAGGACCCGGTAGTTTTACAATACAGGTTACTGATGCTGGACTATGTAATTTTACAACAACAACAACATTATTAACACCAAGTGGGATGTCAACAGTATCTGTTGATGTATCTAATTCAACTTGTAATAATTTATCGGGGGTTATTGGACCAATTCGTGTTTTAGGTGGAACACCACCATATACGTATAGTTTAACAAATTCAATGGGTACAACAACAACCCAAACAATATACCAAACAACTTGGAAATTTGATAATTTATCTGCTGACACATATACATTATCAATAACAGATAATGGTAGTTGTACTTTTACAAGTGCTTATACAATAAATAACACTGTTTTATTTGAACTGACGACAGTAACTACGGGAACAACTTGTAATGGTGGTGACGGGTCAATTTATATGGAAATAACAAGTGGTGGTACACCACCATATGTTTATCAAATAAACGGTTCAACAATTACTACTTCGTTGACTTCGTATACATTTACTAATTTAGTGTCGGGTAATTATATAGCTAGTGTTACGGATAGGTTATTTTGTAAACAATCAACACCGGTGACAGTCGATGGGTCAAACACTATTGATTTTCATTTATTAGGTGTTGACTCAATAAATAATGATGGTTTAATAACCGCATATATTACTAATGGAACACCACCATTCACATTATATCTTAATGGTGATACTGTGGGTACTTCTGTTATGACAATACCTGATTTACCGGTTGGAGATTATGATGTTAGAATTGTTGATAGTTCAGGGTGTTCAAAAATGAAAAGTAGACTTATTGGTGGTAGTACTGACTACACCTCAACGGGGTTATACTCTGTTTGTAATTCTACTATGTATGACCAACCTATACAAATAGAATCAGGCCCTAAACAAATATTAAATGAAGGTTATAATAATATAATACTACAGTCTCCGGGGTATACGAATTGTATTCTAACCGCAGCAACATTCCAAGCAATTGCTTATGTTGGGACTGATTTTGCTTCAACAACATTTTATAATAGTACCGGTTTATTAGATTATCCTTCTGATGAATTGTGGAATAGTAAAATCAAATTGTTACTTGAAAGTATACAGTCAATAGGTGACGTTGATATTAACCCACTAACTAATACGATTGTTGTTACAACAAATTGTGAACCAACATCACTAAGTAATCGTAGTATATCGGTTAAAATAAGGATTGATTATGAAATTCAATGTGCTGAAGGTTGTAAAGCGACACCGACACCAACACCAACTAAAACAGTAACTCCAACACCAACACGTACTGTTACTCCAACTATTACGCCAACACGTACAGTTACTCCAACTATTACACCAACTATTACACCAACACGTACAGTTACCCCAACACCGACAGCTACTGTTGGAACAACACCACCAGTAACACCAACACAAACAAGAACACCAACGGTTACTCCAAGTATAACACCAAGTATAACACCAACACAAACAAGAACACCAACTGTTACACCAACAACAACTGTTACACCGACGAAAACTGTAACACCAACAACAACTAAAACACCAACACAAACACCTACAAAAACTCCAACACCTACACCGACAAATGCTATATTCTATTATGTTTATTTACCTTGTGGTACAACTCAGGGACCTAGAAATAATGTGGTAATACAACCAATTCCGGCAACTCCGGGTAATGTGATTGGTAATGTTATTTTAGATTTAATAAATAATGTGTGTTGGGAATTAATTGACATATCAATTAACTTATCACAGTTACAAAACATATATGTTAATAACGTAACATATAATACAAATTATTTTACAAATGTTAATAGTACAACATTTGTTGGTAGTGGAACAGTAACACCATGTGATGAATGTAATAAAGAGTTAGATACTATTTTAACACCAACTAATTCAACTTGTCCGATGACTTTAAGAAATTGGTCTAATTGTGTAGCAGCTGATACTAGTGGTGTTATTTATATTAACGGTGTTTCTGTTTACTCATTTGATGCAACGTTTAACGCTAATGAATTTTTAAATACATTACCAACAAGTCTTGGTGATAGTGTTAAAATTGTTTTATCACCACCATCAACAGGTGGAGCTGTTATGACATTAACGGTAAATGACGGAGGTGAGACATATATACAAACAAGTGGTAGTGAAATCACTTATGATTTCATAGTTAAATGTGGCACTCTTTTAACAGGTTATAATATTGAAATTTTCTCAACTTGTGGGTAAAATAAGTTAACAATAATACCTGTGATAATAAATAAAAAACCCCTCCGTTAAGAGGGGTTTTTTTATTACCATATTTTTTCTTGATTCATATGACCTAAGACACAACAATAAGCGTCTGTTTGGTCAAAGTTTTCTTTTTTTAGAGTATTGTTTCTTGTGTATTGCCAAGTAATTTGAGGTTCTTTTTTAGCTATTAAATCCCATATAATTTGTTTTTTATCAATATCTTTTGGTAGACCACCAAATAAAACAAATTTACCTTTATCATTTTCTTTAACTAACTCGGGAAAGGCGAACTTACGAGAGTTATATGTTGATATGAAGTCAGGAACCACCCCTAAAACATCGTAAATTTCTTTTGTAACTAATGTGTTAAATCGTAATAAAGTTTGAACTGTATAGACGTTATTTGAGTTTAATAGAGGTTCCTCAATAATAACCTTAGTGATGCCCATATCTTTGTACTCTAAAAGTTTGGTTCTAAAGATTTCACCTTTAAGAAGTAACTCTTTTATTTTGTTATCTTCCTTTGGTTTTGGTGTTGGTGATACGTGAGTTAATTCCAATAATTCTCTACTTTGTATATCAAATAATGCCCAACCAATTGTTCGAGTTGAGACATCAAGACCCAAAACTTTAGGACTTTCTTTTAATTTATTTCTAATCATTTTTTTTTATTAATTAATTATGGTATTCCCATCGATAACCACCGGATGTTTTGTAATTATTAACACCTCTACAAACTTCGGATATATGTCTAATTTGTAAAGTCTTTTGTGCTAATGAGATTGAATCCCAAATTTTTATAAGGTTTCCGTTTAAATCAAGTTGATTTACTTTTAGTTTAACAGTTGATGATTCTGATAATTTATTTCTATATTCTATGCTAAATTTTTTACCCTTGTTTGGTGATTCTCTACCTTTACAGGATTTTGATAAATTTTTTCTGTGTTCATCAGTCCTTTCTAAACCATTATTTAACCAAGGAATTGGTTTTCCTTTTTTTGTGTTTGACATTTTTAATTTAGATTCTGATGTGTGTTTTCTACCTTTAGTTGATGGAGGTTCATCACCACCTATAGTACCATTAGTTAAATTACATCCTAAAAAAATAAAATATGATATATAAAATTGTTCCCAATACCCCCAATTATCTTTAGAAACAATATCAATCGTTTCAATTTCTGGGTAATGATTATTATCGATTAGTTTTCTAATCCACCTATCTTTATAACTGTCGTGTAAAAACCGTTCACTAATGTGTCTTCTAATTCTTCGTTTAACATCGGTTGTTTTACCTACATATCTAATTTGATTAGATATTGGGTCAACTAAAATATAAATAAAAACTTTTTCCATATTAATAAATATTATGGAAAACAAAAAAGTTTAGTGGTTATATCTAAACCTATTATTAAAAATCAAATTTTACTAAAAATTGTTGTAGACCCTGTCTTGGGACTGGAGATTGTAACTTTGATACAATCATAAGATTAAATTCACTGTCGTAAAGACCTATCTCTGAAATTTGTGGTGTAATACCTGATGACCAAGTTGGGTTTGATGAACGTTGAAATTCTGCTTGACCAAGATTCATCTTATACCTCATCTCATAAATTGTGGCTTGAATATCTGTTTCAAATGAACCATAGAAGTAATACTCATCACCAAAATTAAGTGTTTCACCTGATTGGTTAATTGTTGGGAGTGTTATGTTATCGTTTAATATATAGGGTGGAGCTGCGTTATACAATGTTCTACTAATAATAAATGTGTTTCCCGTTAAACCTGATTGTGTTATGTAACCGTTAATTGTGTTCGCACTTATTTGGCTTGTGTAGTTAATAAGTTTCCACTTATCTGATTCTGGTCTTCCACCATTTTCAACAAGTTGACAAATAATTTGAAATGTGTTAGCAACATAACCTTCAGTTAATGTTTTTGTTGTTATTTGATTTAAACAATTAAATTCACCACCAAATCTCACAGCAACGTTTTGACTTCCCGGTGTACCACAATCAACATTTGGTCCTGATATTTTTGTGTAATAATTACAATGTAGAGAATTGGTTGCTCCTGATGAAGTATTTTTTAATAAATAACTTACGTACATTGTTTGACTTGAACCTGTTAAAACACCTAAAAATTCTGACCCCTGTGTTCCACAACTATTCGGTGGTGTTAACGATACTGTTGACGCTGGTAAAGTCCAATTACGATTTGATTTATATGATAACGCAGCAATTAATTCTTCATCATCAATTACAATTATTTTTTGGTCAGGAAATACTTTACCAACCCTATTTGGTTGTGTTCCATTGGCGGATGTTTTATTATTATCCCATAAGAAATAATAACGAATACCCGGTGAGTTCATGTCACTATTTTTATTTGATTTAATATAGTGTGGTTTTAATAATGGTTCTGTGTCACTAATTATAAAGTCAGGTGGTGATACATAAAATGTTTCCCCAAGACAACAAGTTGGTGATTTATGCCACATTAACCAAGGAATGTGTAATTTAAAATTAATTGCTTCACCTGTTGTATCAATAGGGTTAGATGGGTCATATGGTTCTAAAGCAAATTTTTCACCATAAAAGAAATCAATAGTTTGATTTGTATAATGAATGATGGCTATTGCTTTTTGTTCCTTAGGAC